AAATTGTACGGCAGTATTATCGAAAGCTCGACTGGTTAAGGTTCATGAGAGCAACATGGGATGCCGTGTTGTTGGCATACCAAGTAATCAGACTACGGGTTTTGAGGCGGAAGGGCACCTGGCTGCTAGATTCTAACAGCAGGAGAGCCATCCGTCGGTTCAAGATCAATTTGATCAGGGACCCTGAGTCAGCGGCAGCGGACGTTAAGAAATTAGCGTCAGAGCTGCGAGGTTGGTACTTTGGCCGTAAAAAGCCGCACCACCCCCTTGCCCGATGCATTAAAGCAAAGTGGCAAGCGTTGGCATTCAGTTACTGTGGGAGGTCGTTACCGTCCCCCATAGTCAAAACCCATGATGGGATGTTAGGCCTAGTTACTAGACTAACATCTGCTCCGGCCAGCCATGTAGATGACTGGCAGCCCTTCGTCAGAGAAACTCTGGCGAAGCTCAAGGAGCGTTCCAAAGGGAACGCCAACTTGAGGACCCAACCAAGTGGCCATTCGGCCCTTGGGTACAACCGTAAGCGAGGAGGACATGTGTCCGCGGTTAGTGACTTAACCTCAATAGGTTACCTGATTCTTCAGGGACTGGACGAATTACCCCGTGATATTCACGAGGAATCCGTCAGACAGTCTTGTCACTTTAAAGAACTTATCGAAAAATTCGGTAAATTCTCCCGGGAGGGCTATGCCCTTAACTATCCTACCAAAACTTTGGCTGCGGGTCGTGCTGTACACTCAGCCCACCGATATTCGATGGGCGCTGAGTCGGAGCCTTACAAAGCAATTCTCGCCTCGTGTAATTCGAAGCGGCATCAGGATGCTTTGGATGTTGGATGCATGTGGGCACTTGATCTTATAGACCAAGTCCCCGTTTTACCGATTGATGCACCGGAAAAAGGATTAAAAACCCGATTCCCGACGTGCTCTCTAACGGCATGCAACCTTGTCCAACAGCTTCTGCGACGATCTGTGGATCATTTATTGATAAATGATCGAAGGATGTCAGAATGCTTTGGGGGACCTGTCTTGTCGGAATTCAAATCGAGCAGTAAATTTTACAGCCAGGATATGAGTTTCGCGACAGATCTGCATCCGCACTGGTTAACCAGAGAGGTCTATGAGGTCATTGCTGATCTCGACCCGCGATTGCAGAGGTTCTTACCATATTATGATAAGATCTTTGGTCCCAAACGGCTGGTTTTGCGTTATACCATCGACGCAAAGGAAGTCTCTGTTGTCCC